CCAATAAACTTATTCTTGACTTGGTTGATCAATACAATATTCCGCTTCAATCGGCTCGCGATGGTTTTACAAAGCTTTATGCTTCTATGGCTCCAGCAGGTTTCCAGGGGGAAGAAATTAGACAATTATTCACTGGAATCAGCCAAGCTGCAGCCACTTTTGGTATGAGCGCTGACAAGGTGGATCGCGTTAATTATGCTTTTGCTCAAATGGCAAGCAAAGGACAAGTAATGAGTGAAGAGCTTAAGGGGCAATTAGGTGATGTATTGCCTGGGGCAATGGCCATTTTTGCCGAAGCTGCAGGATTTAAAGGGCCAAAAGCAATTCAAGATTTTTCTGCTGCATTGGAAGAAGGTCGATACAAGGGCGAAGCAATGGTTGGATTGCTTAAAAATGTTGGCGTGGTAATGACTCAAGAATTTGGGCCGGGGGCGGAAGGTGCGGCTCGTACATTCCAAGGCAGCATCAATCGTATGCAGAATTCACTCAAGCTTCTATACGAAGCTTTTGAACCTGTTGCGGTGGGCTTTTTAAATAGCGTAGTTACGCCCATGACGCAAGGCATTCGTCAAGTGGCGGATGGCGTGAATTCCTTTTTTACGGGAGCACAAGCACGTACTGCAGGTGGTTTTGCTTTAGCACAAGAACTGGAACGTTTGCGTCCGGCCTTTGATGGCACTAGGACTAATCTATCTGCATTGATTCAACAATTTAGTGCATTTGGGAAGATTGCGTTAGAGGTATCGAAAATTTTATTGCAAATTGCTGGCAATCCATTTGTTGGATATTTAGCAAGAATTTATACGATTGTTTTGCCATTAAACATGGCTCTTAATGTGATGCGTGGCCTGTGGATTTCCAATGCCGCACAATTGTTAATTTTTAACGCTCGTGTTCTAACTGGAACTACCACGTTAAGCGCTTTCCGTGGAATGATGGCAGCCACTGGCAATACAGCGCAAGTCACTGCTGCATCTATTCGCACGGCTGGCTTAACTCTTCGTACATTTTTTGCTTCTATTGGCGTTGGTCTTGTGCTGGTTGGAATTAGTGCATTGATTGAGCGCTTTATGTCGCTTAATCAACGCTTAGAAGAAACAAAACAAAAGGCAATGAATGCTGGCAATGCAATTCGTTCAATGAGTCGTGGTGAAGCACGAGCAGCCGAACAAAGCTACGGAGGTTTTGCTCGTAGTCTTGAAGACTTAAACAAGCAATTGGAAAATGGGCAACTCAAAGGCAAGGCATGGATTGCCGTCAGCAAGCAACAATCTGAGGCGTTAAAGGCGGCTGGTATTATGACTAGCAATGTTAGAGGGCAAGAGCAAGTACAGCCGTATCGTATTGCCGGTGCATATCAACAGTTAAGGCAAAGAGAATCAGAAGCCAGGTATCGAGGCGAACAATTGACATATGAGGAGAAGCAGGCAATGCTTCCTCCCGTTCTTGGTGCAATTCCCGCTGGCACTGGAGATGAAAAAGGACGTGCTGCCAAACCAAAAGTTTATATCAGTACAAAATCTCCTGAGATTGAACGACAACTCAATGAAAGGCTTGCGGCAGTGGAGCGCAATACAAGCCTAGACGCACGAGAAAAAGAAATTCAGAAGGCAAATATAACCGAATACGGAAAACATGTAATTGCAAAAGAAGAATTAAATGCGCGATTATTGCAGATTGAAAAGGCTGGCTATGTAAATAGACAGAAAGCTATTGATGATGCAAATGCTCAGTATCAAAAATCAATAGGAGAAGCTACTTTAGAAAAAGAAAAAGTTTTGTTTGGCCCAATTCTCGATGGCATCGAAAAAGAAACAAAGGCAACTGCATTGGCAACAATACAACAAGAATTGTATGGCAATGCTATTGACGTAAACAATGATGTTTTAGAGGCTGAATATTTAATTAGAACCACTCTCGATGCGCTTAAAGGCAAAGACGCCAAGCGTGGTCAGGAATTGGCGCAGATACTTAGGGAGCAAATCAGGCTAAGAATTCAAGATGCCAATGCTACTAAATATCAAAAAACAGTAAAAGATGAACTGCTGAAACCATTGCAGAATGAAATTGCCTTGCTTCGTGCGGTTAACGACGAAGAACGCCGTCGTCTAGAGATCCTTCAAAGATATCCCGACTTAAGAGAAAGCGATTTAAATAATATTATGTCGCTGGAAAAAGTTCGCGACAATATTAAACAAGTGAGAGAGCTAATTGATAATTTTGTTGATTCCACTTCATCGGACTACAAGGGCTTCTTAAAAGCAGTGATTAGCGGCGAAGACGCTGTTGATGCATTAGAGCAGTTCCAAGAAGGTTTAAAAGATAGAGTGTTGACTATTTTCTTGGATTTCACAATGAAACCCGTGGAAGATTTCTTTAAGGACGTTGTTGGCGGCAAATTAATTGAAAAATTATTCCCTCCATCTGAAGCCGAAAAACAACAGCAAAAAGCGCAAACGCCAGTTGAACAAAAGCTAGATACAGCAAATGATACGCTTAACAGAATTGAACAAAATACGCGGCCTGGCGCTGGCGCCGCTGCTCAGGCTTTGCCCGCCAGCAGCAGCTTAACACTTAGCGGAACGGCTGGTTTTGGTTCTTATACGCCTGGTTCTGCAACTTCTGCATTCACAATGGCAGGCGGGTCCAACTTCTTGTCTGAAGCTGGTATCAACATGGATCAATTTAATATGTCATCCGCTGGTTTTAATGAAGCCACCAAGGGAGTGGCGGCATCAATGGGATATCTTTCCGACACGACTCTGCAAACATCCAATAATTTAAGCGTAAACATGGATGCAGTTAAAGATGTGACAAACAAAGCCAAGCATGAAGGAAATAAATTTGTAGAAAGTCTTGGCCGTGTTGTTCAAGGAATTGGAATGATGGCTGGAGCTGCTATGAGCATTGTGGCAGGTATTGAACAATTGCAAAAAGGAGGCACTAAAAATACAATTGCTGGCATTGGCAGTATTTTGATGGGCATTGGTGGTGGCATTTTTGGCTTTGGCAAAATTTTTGGCTTAAAAGGTTTTGCAAATGGAGGTATTGCCACTGGAGGATTCCAGGCATTTGCCAATGGCGGTACTGTTTCTGGTCCCACGCTGGGCCTCGTAGGCGAAGGCAAGTACAACGAGGCTATTGTGCCTCTGCCTGATGGCAGGAGCATCCCTGTGGCCCTGCAGGGAAGCCCTCGTTCGCGAGAACTAATTAATGGCGGCTCTGAGCGCAATATGTCGCCCGTGCTTAATATGAGCTTCCAGACCACAAGTGTTAATGGCGTAGAATACGTTAGTAAAGATCAATTAGAGCAGGCCATGGCGCAAACGCGCAGGCTTGCCGCCAGAGATGGTGCCACTAAAGGCGCCACAATGGCATTAGACAAGCTTCAGCAAAGTCCTTCTGTTCGCCGTCGCGTGGGAATGTAAATCATGGCTGCATTTCCTATTGTTGATAGCAATGGCGACAAAATTCGTCCTTCAGCGAGAAGTTTTACGCCAGGGGACTATCCAACAAAAGTTTATCGTTCGTTGTCTGGCAAGACCATTCGGCGGAGTTTTGGAAGCAAACCAACTAATTTTCAACTCACTTTAGGCTTTAATGCCGTTTCTGAATCTACGTTAAAGGCAATCGTTGATCATTACAACGGTCAGTATGGCAGCATAGTTGGTTTTACGATGCCAAAGGAAATGTTTTCAGGATTATCCGCCGATGTATATGCATTGTTTCAAAATCCTTCTAATACTGATTGGTTTTATGTGGAAAGTCCTCAAATTGAATCAGTGTTTGGTCAATATAGTAATGTGACAATCACTTTAGTGGCAGACCTTGTATGACCATTCGCATTGTTCAATATTTAGATCTTACGGCATTTGCTCCTACTGCTGCAATTGCACAAAGCGAAGGAAAGGCTAGTACAAAAGATACTGTTGTTTATGGCACTGGTAGTGCTTTCATCCATCGCTACCAAAATTATTTTGTCAACGAAACAAAAACGAGAGATAATAATAAATATGGCTTCATGCCATTTAGCACCACTGGCTCCATTTCCAACTTGAATGGAGACAATTCCTTGCTAAGCATTACGTTTCCAAACATTCCAGTGGCAATGCGCTTGTTAGAGCAAGGTAATGGTAACCGTCTGAGTAGACTCACTTTATCTACTGTTTGGTTAAATGAAGATTTAGAAGAAACGACTAAAGCTTATTCTGAATATTACATTGGCATTGGTTCTACGGTTAGTGAAACAACCATAGAATTACGTTTTAGGAGTGCAATGGATAGCGTGGGGAGTCAATTTCCTTCACGGCGTCTTACAAGAGCGCTTGTAGGATTGTTACCGATGAATGCTGATTTGTATTTACAATGATTGACTATAACGATTTAGTGGGTCTTCGCCATCGTTATGCTGCATCTCCAGAGGATGGTAATGGCTTTACGGACTGCTGGCTTCTCTGTATGGAAGTGCGCCGACGGCTTGGCCTTAAAACATTGAAGGATAGCTTTCCATGGGTGTATGAAGACTATGCAGAAGAAGAGCTAACTGTGCGCCGTATTTTTCGCTGGCTTCTTACGCATGGTGAAATTTTAAAAGAGCCACGTCCAGGGGCAGTTTTTTATTTACCAGGCGCCAAATCATTATTGGCTATGGCAGTTGTAGCTGATGAAGATAATTGTTTATTTCTTGGGCCGAGTAAGATGGTAATTGCGGCGCCATTAAATAATGTGCGTCCAAAGAAATATTTCTGGGCAGACTAATGAGCGATCAACGGCGTCGTCTTCTTCCTTATGAATATGAGCTGATTGATGCGCTTGGCATTAGCAAAGAGGAATATTTTAATTTCTTAGATGTTAAGCAGCAATATAAAGATGTTAAAGAAGGCACGGTTTTAGACGTAAGGAACTGGCCTGCTGTTGCCATTGTTTTAGTTGTTCTTGGCACAATTTTGCAAGTAGTGGCAGCGTTGCTGCCCGCAGAAGAGCAACCACAGGCTCCGCAGGGAGAAGGAGTTAATCAAACTCGCGATGACATATTTGCTCCACGCACACGTTTTAATTCGATTCAGCAAGTGGCAGAATATGGCACGCCAGTCAACTTAGTCTATGCCAATCGTTCTATCAATCCAAATGGTGGGGCAAGAATTGCCACTTCATTATTATGGTCTGCACTAAGGAGCTATGGCAGTAGTCAATTTGTGCAGATGCTTGCTCTAATTAGCGCGGGGCCTATTGGCGAAATTGATCAAGAACTAATTGCCTTTGGTCAAACACCAGTTAGAGACTTGGTGGCGCAAAATTATTGGATTTATTTTAATGATTTTCAAACTGGCAAGCTTACCAATGCTGATTTACTGCCCGATCCCTATGGTTTAACTAAAGAAACTGATCCCACAAAAGCTGGTGGAAGCTCAGCCAACCCTTATCGCATTCCATATGGAAAAGATAATACGGAGCGCAAAGATGGTTTTAGTCAAGCTTTTTCATTATCATCTTCGCAATCGTTTGGTTTTTATTCCCCCATTGCCCTCAATGTTAATTTATACGTCAGAAAAGGCAGTGGAAATAGGATTAGTGCTTCTAATAAGGTGACAGCTCGTTTGTCATCATGGTCATCACGCCTTAACCGGATTAGTGTTGGCGATAAACTTACAGTTTCCATTGCAAAAGTTGATACTGACAAGCCTAACGTGGCGCAAAAAGAAGCAAATGACTATCGCCGTCAAGTGGTTAGTATCTTTGACAATGCAAGCATTTTTAAACTGGGGTCGGCTTTATTTAGCGTTGTTAAAATTGACCGTTCTGATATTGAAGACGCCAATGCAAACGTGACATTGCAATGTATTGAAGCTGGATATTCCCCAACTGTTCAATATGATAAAACTAATTTTATAGATAATAGTTTAGACATTATTATTGTTGGTCCTGCTAGTCTTTTGGCGGAACAAGAAATTGTTGATAAATGGCAAAGTCTAGTGAGTAAGTTTGAAGAAGAAGACAAGACTGGCGACGATATTGATAAAATTTACAAAAAAGGTAAAACACAAAGTGTACGCACGGAAACTAGATACAGAACAGAACGGAGATCGGGCAAGGCAGGCATTTATTATATCCGAGTCCCCTACACCGTGCAAGTGTATAAAGATATAACTATTTTATCAACAAGCGACAAGGCGGCAATTAAACAATACATAGATGCAAGAAACAAAATAAATAATACTGGAACAGGCTTAAAAGTGAGCCTTAAAGACGTGTTTGGGCTAAAAGCTTTGGTTCGCATTGAAAAAGCCAAATATGAAACAATTTCTCCTTGCAATATTGTAGATATTGCCATTAAATCTACTGTCTATCGCAGAATTAGCGGACGACAAGAACAATATGGGCGGGAGCGTCGCAAAGGATATCCGTCATCAGACAATGGCATCAAATCTCGCACTGCTATTTTTCTTTTAAAATATAAAAAAGCGTCCCAAGATAATTATTTATATGTTTCAGGCTTTTTTGTTATACGAAGAGCTGCCGATCAAGAGAATTTTAATTACCTTCGTTTTAATAGTGGAAAGACTGGAGAGGCTAATGCCACGCATTGGTCTTTTGAGCTTGAACCCGTGTGTGATTTTTCGGCTGAACTTAAGAAAAATACTAAAATTTATGGCGCAAGTGGAGTTGTTTATTATTACATTGAAAACTCTGGTAGCCCATTAAATATTGACTTGCCAGGAACTGCCTCCATTCAAATTGTTGGCACTAAAAAAACATCAAAAAATGGACTGCCTCCCGTAAGCGATGGTTTATTAGATGCCCGTGAATGGGATGCTTTTAGCTTGGTGGCTGATACGCAGTATTCCATGTCGTTTGATCGTGGTCCAGAAATGCAAATTACGGCAGTTACTGAGCAAGTGGTTATTGATGACATAAAAACATCCTTTCCCACTCTTTACAATGATCTTTCGTTGGTTGGTTTTAATTTGTATTCGGGGAAAAGCGTGAGCGATTTGCGTTCGCTCAGCATGTTTGTTACGAAAGGGCGTCCCGCTCGTGCATTGCGAACAAAAGGCACTGTTAATGGCGTGGCATGGGGCAAGCCAGGTTATGAATATTTACCACCAGCGGGAACCATTCCAGCGCAAGAAATGGTTGCAGACACTTCTTATATTATCACTAAAGTCGGCACTACTAATTTTTACAATCATGGGCTTGCAAAAAATGTAGAAGCGGCAGTAGGAGTGGATTTTATTGCCACTGGCCCTGCTACTGGCACTGGACAAGTGGTAGCGCAAGCTTATATTAATACTGCCCCTGATATTTTGTTGGACACTGTATTGGATCAAAACGATGGCATTGGTAAATATGCATCAGTGAGTTGCGTTAATCTTGAACAATTAGCAAGAAGCAAAAAGTTTTGTGAAATCAATAAATTATTTATGGATTGTGTGATTGCTGATGCACAATCATGGCGTTCGTTTTGGTCGCAAACGGCTGGTTTTAGCTTGTTAGAACTTGCTCGCATTGGCGGCCAAGACTGCCTAGTTCCCTCCGTGCCCTATGATTCCTCCACTGGCGAAATCACGCAAACAATTAAAGTTTCAGCTCTATTTAATCCAGGTAATATTTTTGAAGATTCTTACAAAGAGGAATTTATTGATTATAGCGTCAACACGGAAGACATTATCGTCACTTGTATTTATCGTGATCTAGATAAAGACGGAGCATTTTCACGCAATAAAAGCGTAGAAGTGAGGCGCACGTATGTAGATGAAGACCAAAAGATTAAACTCAATGAAAACGATGCCATTCGTCAAACTGTTGATATGTCGGCTTATGTGAGCAATAAAGAGCAGGCAATTTTAGTTGGCAAATCATTGTGCCAACTACGCCATCATACACGTCGCGCCATTGAATTTAAAACTTTTCCTACGGAAGCCGCCATCTCTCCTGGTGCCTATATCTATGTAGAACTGGCTCAAAATGAATGGCAAGATATTTACACTGGAACCATCAGAGCAAATAGCGCCTTAGATGTTCCTATTGGCAGTAAAACTAGCAACGGTAAAATTCCTGACGGCACTTATAATATTTTGATTTACGATCCGAATACTGGTGTTAGTGGCACTTCTACTAAGTCTGGTATTGTCATTGCGAATGGCGCTGTCTCAGGCAATGCATTAAAGGCTTTCAATGGAAAGCTCTTTGTTCTCGGCAAGGAAATTAATAGCAAGCGCGTATTTCGTGTGACTGAAGTGGAAATGGACGAGGAAGGAGAAGTGACTATTCGCGGCGTCGAACATCCTTGCGATAGCAATGGGAAGTCTTTAGTTTCTAAAGGACTCACTGCTAAAAGCACGGGGGTGTTTACTATTGATGGCAAAGCAAGCTAATATAAAAGGAAAGTACAATAAGCTTTTAAGCTAAAAGAAGTCATGGGATTCTTTACTGGCAATACTGGCGCAATGTGGATGGCTAGTTATGTTGAAGATGGTGCGTTAAATCTTGCCGATATTTCAGTTAGTTTTACTAAAACGACTACTGCCAGGACTTATGCCGCAGGCACTTCTTGGGACGCCATTACTGTTACTGGCGGTGGCAGTAGGGCCAAGGCCACTTTAAAATCAAACGTAACCACTTCTACCACTGCATCGGTTGCGGGCACCTTAACCATTAGTGCTGGCGGGAATGGATATAGTGCTGGTGATACTATTAAATTTGCGAGCGCTGGCACAACCGCTGTGCTTACCGATTCGTTCTCAATTACCTCTACAACTACTGCTGGCATTGATAGCATTTCTGAACTTGTCACGCCTGCCAATAATATCGGCAAACTTAAAACTTGGTCTTTAGATATTACTAATGATGTGTTGGATACCAGCGTTTTAGGCAGTCCTGGTAAAACTTTTATTGCTGGCCCCACCACTGCCACTGGTAGTGCCACTTTAATGTACTACAAAGAAGACCTTGGCAATACTGCCAATATGAGCGATATGTCAGATTTAAGCAAGATTATTTTCAAGTCCACTGGCGCCACTCGTGTGTTGCTGCGTCTTGGCATTGATTCTTCAAACGCAAATCGCTTTGATCTTTACGCTTATATCACTGGTGCATCGCTGTCTTCCAATTATGGAGAGATTGTAACAGTGGATGTTTCGTTCCAGATGGATGGTCAGTTTATTGGCGTGCCTTCCTAAAAATAAAACGTAAATGACAGTCTTTGCTGGCCATTATGGTGCTATTGAGCTGCAAAGAATTGGCTCTAGTAATACATTGTCTTTAAGCCTTTCGGCTGAAAATCTTAATACTACGCGAAAAAGAATTGCTTTAACCAACCCCGACGGCAGTGAAGTTGAACATGGTTTAATCACTTCTGGAGATCGCATTAGGATTACAACTAGCGACGCCAGGGGGCTTCCTTTTCGCTTTTACACTGATAATACAAATACTACTTATATAGATGATCCTGGTGCAAGTGTGTTGCCCTTAGAATTTTTTGCCAATGTCGATGCAATGGGGCAAATTCGCATGTATCGCACATTTGCTGATGCATTGTCTAATCCTGGCGTGCGTTACCTTGCTATCCCTTTAAGCAAGACGGCTTCTGATCCTAGTTGGCCCGTAACCATTACTCAACTTGCAGGGGCTTATAACACTTTAGGAAGAGTGGAAGGATTTACGATTAACACTGAACGAGTTACTGTTGATACTACCACCCTTGGCGATAAATATCAAAATTACCAAGCAGCACAAGTGAATGGCAGCGGCAGTGTTGATTGTAAGTTTGATTTTTCTACATTGAACGACGAAGAGCTTCCAATAGCATTGTGCCAGCTCATCCAGAAAATTGAAATTGGCAGTCGTTTTAATGGCAAGTTTTATGTTTTAGAACCTGGCCTACCGCAACCTCCAGGATACGCAGCAAATAATGGTCTTTATTATGAAGTGGAAGGCATTATGACCAATGCTGGTGTGGATGTAGCGGCTGATCAAATTGTGGAATGTAGTTTTGATTTTGTCGTTAATGGTGAGTTTAAACTTCGTGCTGGTGTGCAGGCAATTGACCTTACTACTGAGGCCGATGTTAGCATTGGTAACGAAAGTACATTAGAAGAACTGGGCGTCTTAGAGGAGAACAATTAACCATGACTGTTCGCATTTCAGACTTAACGACGCTCACGAATGATGTAGCTCAGTCAGACTTGCTGCCAATTGTAGATATTGGCGCTCAAGAAACAAAGAAAATAACTGTTGGCAATTTATTGCAATATGGCATCAGTGGAATGCCATCTGGCACCATTGATATTGGAGTATTAAACCAATCATCTAGCACCAAGCTTTCTTCGGCTGCATTAGCAAGCATTATTTCTTCTGGCACATTTGGAAGTGCCAATACTGTCCCGCAATTCAGCATCAATGACAAGGGCCTTGTCACTTATGCATCTGGCATTGCCATTGCCATTACTGCTTCTGGCGTTTCTGGACTTGCTGCAGTTGCAACTAGCGGCACCTATGCGAGCTTAACTGGTCTGCCTACGCTTGGCACCATTGCAAGTCAAGATGCTGCAAGCGTTCAAATTAGTGGCGGCACTGTTCAAAATATTACTTTAATTACGGGAAATGCCACAATTAGTGGTGGCACAATTAGTGGAATTGTTGACCTAGCCATTGCCGATGGCGGCACGGGGGCCTCTACTACGGCTGATGCACGTAGCAATTTAGGACTTGCTATTGGCAGCGACGTTCAACCATATAGTTCAACGCTTTCTAGTATTGCCACTGCCACTACTAGCGCAAATCAACTGCTTTACACCACCGCATCGGGAGTGTTTGAGGCAAGTTCCATCACTTCTCTTGGTAGAAGTATTGTTTCTGGCAGTACAACTGCTGATGTTCGTAGCACTATTGGGCTGGGCACAATGGCAGTACAAAATGCTGCCAGCGTTGCAATTAGTGGTGGAACTATTGAAAATATTAATTTAACAACTGGCAATGCCACGATTAGCGGAGGCACAATTAGTGGCATCACTGACTTAGCTATTGCCGATGGTGGCACTGGTGCTTCCACAGCAGCCAATGCACGTACTAATTTAGGGCTTGCTATTGGCAGCAACGTTCAACCATATAGTTCAACGCTTTCTGGTCTGACCACTGTTACAACTGGCGCTGACGAAATGCTTTACACCACTTCTTCTGGGGTGTTTGCAGTTAGTCCTATTTCATCTATTGGACGCGCAATTATTTCTGGTTCCACTGCAAGCACTGTCAGAACCACCTTGGGACTGGGCAATATGTCCATCCAAGAGCCAGGAAGCGTCACGATTAGCGGCGGCACTATTGTTGGTATTACCGACATTGCAATAGCTGATGGTGGCACTGGAGCCTCTACTGCCTCTGATGCTCGCACTAATCTTGGTTTAGCTATTGGCACAAATGTGCAAGCCTATGATGCTGGCTTGGCTTCTATTGCTGGGCTTGCCACTTCTTCTGGTACGCTTCTTTATACCACTGACAGTGATGTTTATACAACGATTGGCGTAGATGATTTTATGAAAACGATGCTGGCCAGTGGAACTTCCGCTGGTGCAGTGCGTTCATATATTGGCCTGGGAGCCATTGCGTTAAATAATGCAATTACTAGCGCAGATATTTCCGCTGGGGGAATTAGTGGTGTTTCCATTGCAAGTGGAACAATCGGCAGCGGCTTAATTGCTGCTAATGCTATTTTTACTGATGCCCTTCAAAACGCGGCTGTAACTACTATCAAAATTGTAGATAGTGGTGTTACGGCTGATAAACTTGCGGATAATTCTTCTTCCATTGTTGATGTAGGAGCACCAATTACTGCTGGTAATTTTATTGGCCAGCAATATTTTGATACTGCTACTAGTTTTGAATATATTTGGGATGGTGATAGCTGGGAACGGCAGGCGGCAATTAATACTATTGACTTTGTTGATTCCACTCCATTAAATTTTGTCGTTAGCTACCCAGACGATTATTCGGCCACAATTACTAGCTCTTTAGACAATCAAGCCGTTAATACTATTTTTGCGGGACCAGTTTCTGGAGCCTCGACTACGCCTACATTCCGTAATTTAACAGCCGCAGATTTGCCCGTTGCAACTAGCAATGCGATTGGTGCTGTCAGTCCTGGCGCTGGTTTAAGCGTGGATGCTGGTGGCGCCATCAACCATAGCAATTCATTTGCTGCTGGTGAATATATTGGTCTTTTGACCATTGATGCTCAAGGACATATTACAAGTGCAGCCACTTCTCTTATTGCGGATCAAATTCCAGCGTTAGACGCCAGCAAGATTACTACTGGCACATTTAGCAGCGAACGTCTTGCCACAAATAGCGTTACGGCAGAGCAGTTGGCTGATAATGGCATTGCTCAAGTGAGCGAGAGTGCGCCAAATCCACAATTTGCTGGTCAATGGTGGGTGAATCCTAGTGATCGCTCTAGTTATATCTGGGTGGGACAAATTGGAGAAACTTTAGAGACTAGCAATGGTTATTGGCTTAATCTTGGCTATGGCAATTTACAGAATGAAAACTTGCGTTTTGCTGGCACTTATAACGCTTCTGGAAATACGATTGCCACAGTCACGCAGTACTCCACACAAGCTGGTTTAAACATTGGTGATGTTTTAACAGCCCCCAGTGAAAGTAATAATGGCCTTTATTACATTGTTACCACTTCGGGCTATGGCACTGGAGCTGCTCCTGTTGGAACGCTATCGGCTGGGGACTGGGTGGTTTCGCTGGGGCAAGGGGCAAATTGGGAGACGCTTGACTTTGCTTCCGCAGTGGCTGGCGTTAGCGATGGAGACGTGCTCGTTGACGGTCCCGCCTTAATTCCTGCAGCCCCTGGAATTACCACGCAGGAAAGTTTCAACACCAGTGTATGGGGGAGAGTGCAAGTGGCCTCCACTTCTGTCTATGGCATTGTGCGAGCCTCTACAGAAATTGCAGTGGCTAGTGGCACTGGCATTATGAGCATTGGCATTATTGATGATGGCTCTTATTAATGATGGAGCAAACTAATGCAAGGCTATGGTTACGAAGGGTTTGTCTATGCAGGAAAGGAAATTCCTCCTTATGGAGACAAGGGGCAGGTATTAGTTAAACATACCAGTGCAAATTATTATACCACTTGGCGTAGTATTGACCATATGATCAATGACAATGGCGGCATCATTGATGAAGGCGAATATTAATAGAGAACAGTAGAATCAGGAAAGATATTTACCGTCACCCGTTAGGGCTTAGACACCATGGCTTCTACGCTTAAGCATCTTCGTTCGTCTTCTGCTGATAAGCGCCCCACTGCATCGGGCCTAGCCGATGGTCAACTCGCTATTAATACTGCTTCAGGCACTCCTGGTTTATTTTTTAAAGATAGTAATAGTGAAATTGTTAAAGTGGGACCTGCCCACGTTGGAGCATCTGCTCCTAACGCTACGCCCGCTGGTAGTGCTGGCAATAGCACGGGCGAATTTTGGGTGGACAATGGTTTAGTGCCTAGTGGTTTAAAAGTTTGGAATGGTAATGCATTTTCCAATCTTACGCCTTCTGGCAGTGAAACTATTCCTGGCCTGTTGGAAGTGGCCACGCCCGCTGAAGTGCAAACTGGCACGGATCATCAACGTGCTGTAACGCCTTCTGGCTTGCAAAGTAAAATTAGCGATTCCACTGCCACCACTTCTTCCACCACCATTGCTTCTTCTACTGCGGTCAAAAGCGCCTATGACCTAGCCAATGCAGCATTGCCGAAAACTGGCGGCACTGTTACTGGAGAACTGCTGATTAGTCCTAGTGGCAGTTTGGTTTTTGAAGGGAGCAGCGATGATAGTTTTGAAACGACCATTGCCGTTACTAATCCTACGGCTGATCGCACCATTACTTTTCCCAATGTAACTGGCAATGTTGTTACCACTGGTGATAGTGGCACTGTTACTAGCACGATGATTCTTAACGACACCATCGTCAATGCGGATATTAATAGTGCTGCTGCGATTGCCCATAGCAAACTTGCAAATATTACCGCTGGTTCTGTTTTACTTGGTAATGCAAGCAATGTGCCAACTGCCACGGCGTTATCTGGTGATGTAACAATTAATAGTTCTGGCGTAACTGCTATTTCTGCTGGTGTCATCGTCAACGCTGACGTAAACGCATCTGCTGCTATTGCTGGCACCAAGATCTCTCCCAACTTTGGCAGTCAAAACGTCACCACCACTGGCACGGTTACGGGCGCCAGCCTGTCCCCGACCAGCAGCACGGTCCCATCAAACGGAATTTATCTGCCAGCAGCTAATACGGTTGGGATTGCAACGAACACTGTAAGTCGTGTGACGATTGATGGGAGCGGAACAGTCGCTGTCACCAATAATTTAAACATCGACAACGGCACTTTATTTGTTGATGCTGCCAATAACAGAGTTGGGATTAACACGACTACAACCGTTTATAACGGTACGAGTATCGGTGATTTAACGCTGGCGAGCAATGCACAATTTACAAATCCTACTCAGCTTTTTGTCAATACAAATGTTGGACAAAGTACAGCTCTAGGAGAGATACGTTTTCACAATAATTATTATAACGCCTCTGCACGAATTACTGCTAGTTCAAACATTACTTTAACCTCGCTTTCTACAATATCAGATAACTACCTTGGGCAACATGATAATTATACCGTCTACGCTGGCAATGGGACTACTTACTACATGTATATAAATGCAGCACGATTTGCTGCTATGGGTGCTGGATCAGTGGAGGCGATTGTTGTAGATAAAGCAACCGATAGAGTAGGCATCTACGATGTATCGCCTGACGCAAAACTAACAGTCAATGGCATTGCATCGTTTGGTGCTGGTGCTGCTGCTACGCCTTCTATTGCTGCACGCGGGGATCTTGATACCGGCATCTACTTCCCCGGTGCAAACCAAGTGGCCATCAGCACTGGTGGGACGTCAAGGTTGCAGATTAATTCAAGCGGCACGCTTGAATTAGCCGGAACTGCCGGAAATTCAATCTCCATTAACGGCAACGCTACCGCCAATCGTTTTAGTGTTGACGGTAGCGGCAATATTGGCATTGGTACCGCAGCGGCGGGGAACGCACCAATCAATATAGTTTCACCTACAGGCCCAGCGATTATGCTGGGGGCTAATAATGGAGCCTATTTCGGTGCTGTTTACGGCGCCACATATACTGCAGACGAGCATTTCTTTAATTCCCCAACAGCGGGATACAGCTACTACAAGGCTTTTGTAGCAGGCCCTAATGGTGTGCCAGAAAATGTTTTCAACGATGATGGCGCCAATTTAGACTTCCGCGTTGAAGGGGACACAAAAGCAAACCTGTTCTTTGTTGACGCCTCTACTGATCGAGTAGGCGTGGGGACTTCTTCACCTGGCTCACTACTTCAAGTTGGGACAGGTGCGCTTAGCTCTACAAATATTGCAGCTTTCTTGGGTGGTTCAACTACATTTGAAAACGTAACTACGGGCAACAATCCATCAATTACGTTTAACAACGACACCGATACTGGCATCTTAAACCCGTCCGCAAATACTCTTGGAATTAATACGGGCGGTAATCGTGCGATCACTATTGACTCCTCACAGCGGGTAGGAATTGGCACTGCTCTGTGTGGCGCACCGCTTTCTTTTGCTGACACAAATGCTCTAAAAATACAATTCAATGGTGATGCTGCAAACTTTTACGGAATTTCTAAACTTGCTGGTGGCGGAAATCTTGGCGACGGTGAATTTCGTTTAACTGCTGGCAACACTTCTGCAGGCGGTTTTACATTTGCATCTGGCGGATCAGAACGTGCCCGCATCACCTCCGCTGGCCTCGTAGGCATAGGGACTGGCGCACCTCAAGCGCTGTTAGAACTTGCAGCAAATAACAATACACCCGGCACCGATCCTCTTGCGGCTAACAACCGACTTCGTTTTACTGACACAGACACAACAAAAGTCAATAGTCAAGTTAACGGCGGAATAGAATGGTATACCGCCGATTCAAGTGATCCTGGCGTGTATGCCTACATTGCGAGCGCGACTACACTTGCTGGAGCTGGCTGGATTAGTTTTGCAACCGGTACTAATACAACAAAAACAGAACGAGTACGGATTGATCAATCAGGCAACGTAGGGATTGGCACTACAAGTCCCAACGGTTCTCTTGATGTTGTATCTGATTCTGGCGGTATTGCTGTCAACATTAGGAATAGAACTGCTAATGATTATGGCTACCTGCGATTCCAGAACAATGCTGGTTCTTCAACTCAAGCCAGCATTGGAAATCTTGCGGGTGTTCTTTCGTTTGAAACTGGAACCACCGAACGCGCCCGCATCGACTCCAGCGGACGCCTGTTAGTTGGCACGTCTTCGAGCACTGCCGACGCTATTGCTGTGTTTCTTGGCAGGAGTGGCGCTCCTGGTGGAACTGGCGGTGAAATCAAACTTGCTCACCCAACCACAAATGTTCCCGCTAGCGGCACGCTTGGTCGCATTCAGTTTGGTAACACGAGCGATGATCGTGGCGCTGAAATTGCAGCCATCGCAAGTCAAACCTGGACATCAACAGCAAAGGGAAGCTTCTTAACGTTCTCGACTACCGCCAATAATGCAAATTCACCGACGGAGCGGATGAGGATTAATAGCTCTGGGGATGTGGGCATCGGTGCAATTAGCGGCACTTTTGCAAGGCTTCATGTTAGGGCTGCAAATAGCGACACACTTGCAGTTTTGCTTCGCCTTGAACAATTCAATGCCGCAGGTACTGATAGTGCTCGTCTTGAGATCCAAGCAGATGCTGCAAATAATCTTGTCACCTACAACTCAACCGGCCTCAATACGGGTGGCCATGCATTTCAAACAGGCGGCACTGAGCGTGCCCGCATCGACTCCAGCGGCAGATTGGGTATTGGGACTAGTTCGCCCACGGCGTTGTTGCATGTCAACGGCGATTCGCGGTTTGTTGGCCCGATTCGCAGTAACACCATCATCAGCGACGTCGATGTTGCTAATGCCGGTTACGACGGTGTGTCGTTCTCGGTTGGGAGCCAAGAAACTAACCCAAATGGTCTTTTCTTTAGCCCTGATGGCCGCAAGATGTTTGTCATCGGCAGCTCTGGTGATGATATTAACGAGTACACATTGTCTACGCCGTGGGATGTTTCCACAGCCACATTTGTCACGGTGTTCTCAGTCGCTTCCCAAGACACCAATCCGCAGGATTTGTACTTTAGAAATGACGGCAAAAAGCTCTATGTCGTCGGCGGTACAAACGATGAGGTTGACCAGTACACGTTAAGTACACCATGGAGCATTGCTAGCGCGTCCTACGACAGCGTTTCACTCTCAGTAACCACGGAAGAGGCTATCCCCACAGGATTGTTTTTCAAGCCTGATGGTCTAAAGATGTATATTGTTGGTGAAACTAACGACACGGTTTATTGCTATTTCCTACAAACAGCCTGGAATCCTGCAACTGCCATTGGTGTTGATTCATTTAGTGTTAGCGGACAAGAGAGTACTGCGCGAGCCCTTAGTTTTACCGCTGACGGTTCCCGTATGTTTGTGATGGGAAGCACCGGAGATGACGTGAATATCTACAACCTGACAACACCTTGGGACATCACCACAGCATCCTTTGTGACGGTGTTTAGTGTTTCCACTGAGGAAACTGCGCCAAGTGGCTTATTCGTCAAACCCGACGGCACCAAGTTCTATATCGTCGGCACGGCCAACGACACCGTTTATCAGTACACCATCCCCAGCGTCACGATTGATCTGACTGGCACCACCAATATCAACGGCAGCGCCGAGGTCGCGCAGGACTTGACCGTTAGGGGTGACATTGTTGGCGGCGGCAAACTGCATACGCAAAGCTCGACCGCTGGTATTGGTTACATTACAGGTGCAGGCGGTGCCGTCACCCAAGCCACCAGCCGCACCACAGGCGTCACACTCAACAGGATCTGCGGTGCCATCACATTGGTGTCTGCCGCTGGCTCTACATCATGGCAATCGTTCACGGTCACCAATTCAACGGTGGCTGCTACTGACACCGTGATCGTCAACCAAAAAAGTGGCACCAATCTTTATATGATCCATGTCACCAACGTGGCCGCCGGTAGCTTCAAGATCAGCTTTGCCACTACAGGCGGCACGACTACAGAGCAGCCTGTATTCAATTTCAGCGTGCTCAAGGCTGTCGCTGCCTAAACTTGCCGTACAACCCCACTGACCATGGTTGAAACTTCTACTTCCTCCTTTACCGTTTCTTGGAAGATCGCGCAACCTGAGCGCGAAACCCAAGACGGACTGTCCTGGGCTAACTGATGGCTGTTAAGTCCAATGCTCATTTGTCTTTTAAACTAGTTAAGAACGTTTTGTTTGACCATGGCCTCTCAAGCTACTGAATTTTCCTGGAACATTGCCAATCTTGAACGCACGCTTTCAGACGGCATTGTCTACACACTTCACTATACGATTGATGCATTTGATGGCACCTATCGTTCAGGAGCCTATGGCTCCATTGGCCTTGAGCCGCCCGAAGAGGATGATGCCATTCCCTATGGCAATCTCACCAAAGAAATTGTAGTGGGCTGGTTGCTTGACAAGTTTGGTGAAGAGAAAAAAGCAGAAGTGGAAGCTGCCCTACAGTCTCAAATTGATGAGCAAAAAACTCCCACTAAAGGCGCTGGCGTGCCCTGGGCTCGCTAGTATTCTTTTTTCGCTGCCCTCCATTGGCCGTCAAAAGCAAACTCGGTGCTTCATCGTCTAAGCGCATTATCGTCCAAAAGCCTAAACGCACTCGCCAAGGGCAAGGAAAAAATAGTAAACCTTCTCATGGACGTAAGCTCATGCGAGGACAAGGTAAGTAAAACAAAGGCCCCTAGGGGCCTTTTTTATTGCCATAGAATAAAACAAGCATTTTGGCCCTAACCATTCAATGTGATACGGCGATGAAAGCCACTGGCAAGATTGGTTGGAGGGAATTGTATTAAGATGAGAGAAAAGAAGAAAGAAAAGTCTTGCCATGATCACGCCAGGTAAGCACGATATTACTATTTACCAAGGGGCCACGTTTGAGCTGCAGGTGCAATATAAGGATGATTCTGGCGTGCCAGTTAATATGAGCGGTTATACCATTGCTAGCAAGCTTTATAACCGTCTTGGCACAACTAAACTTGCGGATTTTATAGCTTCCTATGTGAATCAAGCAAGTGGTATTTTCAAGATTCGCCTAGAAGCTTCTGGTACTAGCGGCCTTACAGAGCAAGGCCAGTACGATATTTTAGTGACAGAACCCAGTAATGATGTGTATTATTTAGTAGAAGGCAATGCCTATGTTAATCGAGGGCTTAGTTTTCAATGACAGTTATTGTTCAAGAATCTACCACTATTCTCAATCTCTCCGAACAAGCTTCTCCTTCCATTGTTATCAATGAAGAGGCAAATAATATTGTCGTTTCAGCTAGCGCAAGCCCTTCTATTGTCGTAGAACAGGCTCCAGAAGTAAGTCTTGAATATTTTGGAAATGGTCCCCAGGGCGTACCTGGCCCAGGCATTATTCCCAGCGGCACCACTGGTCAAGTGTTGGCAAAAACAAGCAATGCTAATTATGATACGCAATGGAAAACATTAGCATTGAGCGATCTTTCTGATGTGAATGTTGGAAGCAAAATAGACGGAAGCGTTCTTGTTTATGATGGAGGAAGCCAAAAGTTTGTGGCAAATTCTTCTTTCACTTCCATTTCATTAACTGACGGGGGCAATTTCTAGTGGCCAATACCATTCGCATTAAGCGCCGCGCCAGTGGTGGTAGCACTGGAGCCCCGTCAAGCCTGGCTAATGCAGAACTTGCTTATAACGAAAGCGATGCAGGAAATGGCATTCTTTATTATGGTTATGGCACTGGTGGGGCTGGTGGTACTGCCACGCAAGTTGTTGCAATTGGTGGCGATGGTGCGTTTGTCAACTTAAGCGGAAATCAAACAATTACAGGCAATAAAACATTTACGGGCACGGTTAGTCTTCCCACTGTTAGCGGCATCACCACTACAGGCAATGTTGTTGTTGGCGGCAATCTTACCGTTAATGGCACCACTACTACTGTTAATAGCACCACTGTTACTGTTGACGATAAAAATCTTGAACTTGGTAGCGTTGCAAGTCCTAGTGATGCCACGGCTGATGGTGGTGGCATCACGCTAAAAGGCACCACTGATAAAACCTTTAATTGGGTGGATGCGTCTGATTGTTGGACAAGCAGTGAGCATCTTGATTTAGCCAGTGGTAAGTCTTATAAAATTAACAATACCACTGTTTTAACTAGCTCTGGCCTTGGTTCTGCCATTGTTTCTTCTAGCCTGACAAGTTTGGGCACGATTAGCACTGGCGTTTGGCAGGGCACGGCCATTGGCTTGGGACATGGGGGCACTGGCGCAACTTCAGCAGGTGATGCCCGCAGTAATTTGGGCCTTGCCATTGGCTCTAACGTACAAGCTTATAGCGATATTCTTGCTGATCTTGCAGGACTTACGCAAGCAGCTAATAAGCTTCCATACTTTGATAGCTCTACAACTGCTGCTACCACGGATTTATCTGCATATGGTCGTTCTTTAATCGATGACGCCGATGCCTCGGCTGCTCGCGCCACACTAGGGCTAGGCACAATGGCCACTCAGGCCGCAAATAGCGTGGCGATTACTGGTGG